TAGTAGTTGGGGTGGCGTCAATCAAGATAAGGGAATCATTGTCCATCTACCAGCAGGTAGTGGTAAATGTGAACTGCATTTCGTTGACATCAAGCAAGGTTGGAAAGGTATAGAGTTAGCAATGAAAGTCCGTGCCTTCCGAGACACAAAGAAATCCCTAGTAACATCTATTCAAGGAGAATAAATGCCAAGCACCGAAGCACCAATCAGTATCACAGTTAAGACAGCAGCAGGTTCTCTTGTTACTGTTCGCGCAGAAAGCGCGGATGAACTAGACCAAGTAGTAGCATTATCACTAGCATCAGTATCATCTGCAGTGCATGAGTTAGAAGCAGCAGTGCGTGGTAGCAATGCAGCAGTACCACCTAACCCTGCACTTGCATCAATTGCTACAGCATTTGGAGCAACAGATGTTGTTACACACACTCAGCCTCTTGATTCATTCAGTGCTGCACCAGCACCAGCAATGGGTGCAGGCTCACGTAATTGTCCTCACGGTACAATGACACGCATTCATGGATTGACTGGCAAGTTCGGTCCATACAAGGGTTACTTCTGTCCAGCACAGAAGGGTGACATGACTAAGTGCACTACTCAGTACATCAAGCAGAATCAAGCAGAGTGGAATAGTTTCCAAGCCGACCAAACAAAGGCATAAATGAAAACATTACGCCGTAGTATTGGCAAGCCTGAGGTAGGTGGGGAGCCGTTAGCCCCACCATTTCAGGCGTTTCAACGTGAAGGTATTATCTTTCGCCGTGCTGAGGTATCAATAATTGCTGGTACACCAGGCGCAGGTAAGTCATCTATTGCATTACATATCGCAGCAAGACTAAAACAACCAACATTATACTTCTCTGCTGATACTAATGCACACACTATGGCAATGCGTTTGCTTGCTATGAAAGCAAAGATAAGTCAAGCACATGCAGAACACATGCTAAAAACACAACCTAAGAAAGCAGAAGAACTCTTGCGAGAGTTCTCCAATTTATACTGGTCATTCGAACCAAGCCCTACCCTTAATGATTTAGATGCAGAAGTATCTGCATTTGAAACTATGTGGGGTAGAAGTCCAACGCTTATCGTAGTAGATAACCTTATGGACATAGCAACAGATGGCGGAGAAGAGTTTGCTGCTATGCGACAAGTTATGAAAGAACTCAAGTATCTTGCAAGAGATACCAATGCATGTGTACTAGTGTTACACCATACTAAAGAAGGTGCTCAGGGTTTCCCATGTCAGCCACGCTCAGCGTTGCAGGGCATGGTAAGTCAAGTACCTGCTATGGTATTGACAGTAGGACAGATGATGCAAGGACCAGACGCATACTTATGCGTAGCCCCTGTTAAAAACCGTTACGGTAAAGCAGACTTTACTGGTAACACATACGTATCCTTATCCTTTGACCCAGCCTCTATGTATTTAGAGGATGTAGTTAGAGACTATAGACAAGTGGAGATGAAAGTATAATGCCAGATTACACAGTAGAAGTTACATACAAAGTACGCCACCTATTAGAAGTAGGAACTGACAGCCCTGAATCAGCGGAATCATTTGCTGATGAACTTGTATTAGAAAATACAAATTGGGGTGACATGAAATATTCAACGCTTATTTCTGAATACACTTCAGTTGTAAAGGAAAAAACTAATGCCTAAATATAGAGTGACATACTCACAATACAAAGTAAAAGTTATTCGTGCTTCTTCGTTAGCAATAGCAGAAGAACGTGCAAAGAAAGCAGAGACAGGACGTTGGGAACTAACAGAAGTTAGAGACGAACCTAACGAATGAGTAGCGCAGCCAAAGCGAAAGGCTCAGGAGCAGAGCGAGATGTAGTTAAGTATCTCAAGCAATGGTTCCCTTATGTAGACAGACGCTTGGCTGGTGCAACCCTAGATAAAGGTGACATTTCTGGTATACCTGGTGTTACTATAGAAATTAAAAACCATGCCAAGATGGACTTGGCAGGTTGGACAGAAGAGTTGATAGTCGAGATGGCTAACGACAAAGCATGGACAGGCGTGGTGTGGCACAAACGTAAGGGCAGGGGAAGCCCCGAAGATTGGTACTGCACCATGCCTGGCTATGTATATGTAGACTTATTAAGGAGAGCATTAGGTGAACACAAATAATATACGTCATTACTTAGCATTACCTGCACAATGGGTTATGTTACTTGCATATAAAATTCATTTATCAATTGATGGCAATTCAGAATATATATGTCATACATTTGAAGAACAATATGAAATTGAATTAGAATTAGACTTACAAGGATTAAGTGCATTAGATGTTTATAAATATAACAATGGATAAACCAAAGATTGAAGAGTATCTTCATTACATAGGCGCCACCGTGCCTGGTATGGGCAACGGTTGGCGCAAGATGAAGTGTCCGTTCCATTCTGATTCACATGCAAGTGCAGCAGTTAACTTTGACAAGAACGCTTTCATATGCCACGGATGTGGAGTGAAAGGCGATACCTTTTCTCTTATCATGTACAAAGAAGGTGGTGATTACCGTGAGGCTGTCAAGTTCGCAACGTCAGTTCTTACTACAGGCAACACAGAGATACGCGGCAAGGATAGAAATAGCAACAGACTATCTAGCAAGCCGTCAACTCTCGGTAGAAGAGGCAAGCATCTTTCATCTGGGGGTGGTAGAAGAACCGCTTCCAGGTCATGAGCCTTACAAAGGCAGACTTGCTATCCCATACATCACGCCATCAGGCGTGGTTGATATTAGATTCCGTGGTATGAATGGCGAAGACCCTAAGTATATGGGTCTAGTAGGTGCTAAGACAACGATGTTTAATACACAGGCATGCTTTGTTGCAGACAAATACATATGCGTCACCGAAGGTGAGTTTGATTGCATCATGATGACAGTCAAAACTAATCACCCAACAGTGGGTATACCAGGGGCTAACAACTGGAAGCCACACTATGTTAAAATACTTGATGACTTTGATGTTGTTATTGTACTAGCAGATGGTGATGCAGCAGGACTAGAGTTTGGTAAGAAAATCAGTAGAGAGTTAGGTAGTGTCAATATCATCAGCATGCCAGATGGCGAAGACGTCAATAGTATGATGATTAAACAAGGAAGCGAGTGGCTGGATGAGCGAATCAGAGAATGCGTTACCCCTGGATGATAGTTTCTGGGACCATATAGAACACATGAATTTTGCCATAGCCATACCAGTATCTGATACTAGAATGCTTGACATCATCAGCGCACTACGTGATGTCTATGAGACTATATGTGAAGGTGAGTTAGATGAAGCCAAGATGTGCGTGACCGCATTGGCTGCCATCTTAGTAGCCAGCAAGTATGACAAGGCAGAAGAAGTATGGGAAGAGTTCTCAATCAAAGAAGCAATGCGTGACTTTGACACCAGTATTAAGGAAATCCTAGATGAAAAACCTTGAAGATGCTAAAACAATTACACTGCAATTACTAACAATTCTTTACAGAAAGCATGAAGATTACGGTCCAATGAACATAGCAGGTGCACCTGGTGGTGCTATGAATGGACTGCGTGTGCGCATGTATGACAAGTTGGCACGGCTATCTAACCTTGGAGATAACGACACGCCCAACTACGAAAGTATCGAAGATACCCTCATTGACCTTGCAAATTATGCCATAATCGGGTTACTAGTCCAACGCGGACAATGGGAAGGTATACCTAATGGTAAACAAAACGAAGCGGGTAGTGGTCTTAAGCGACCTTCAGATACCCTATCAACATAACAAAACCGTAGAGGCTACACTTGAGTTTATACAAGATTATAAACCAGACGAACTGTGGTGTGTGGGGGATGAACTAGATGCCCCCGAACCCAGTCGTTGGAACAAAGGCATGGCAGGTGAGTACGCAGAAACCCTGCAAGAGAGTATAGATTTAACGCACGACATCATGGCTCGTTACCGCAGTGCTTTGGGTAACAAGCCATTTTACATTCAACGCAGTAATCATACTGACCGCATTGATACATACATGCGCAAGTATGCACCAGCCTTTATGTCACTCAAGTCATTAGAGATTGAGGAACTATTAGGTTACAGTAAGTTAAAGATTAATTACTTACACAAGATGCATGAACTACTACCTGGTTGGGTAATGGCACACGGTGATGAAGGCGCACTTAACCGTGCACCTGGTGCTACCGCATTAAATTTAGCCAAACGATTAGGCAAATCAGTAGTGTGTGGACACACACACCGCATAG